ATGAAAATGAATTTTGCATTGTGATGCTTATTTCGAAGGACCCTCTTATCTGTAATCTTCAACGGAGGAAGTTTTATGCGTGGCCTTACCTACCAAAACCTCGTCCTAATCAGTCAGTATTTTTGTACAATAAGGGATTGGACAAGATTACGCATCGCTTATGGATTTTGCCATCCGATATGGTCATGGCTGAGCTTCATGAATTATCTACGGTAGATAAAAGATATCAAACTATGAAAGCATGGTCTGATGCTTTTTACAAAGGGTGGAAATACGATAAAAAAACTCAACAATTTTACAACGCAGATCCCTATTATTTCTGGAATTTCGTAAGAGCCGACCAAAAGATTAACATGTTATCGGAACACGAATATTTTCTACAACACCGGGAAGAACTTATCCAAGCAGGATGTAAGCTCCCCGATTCTACGTATTCCGAGCCCTTTGATTTTAGTAAAATCCACATCGAAAAGATCGTAGATACGCAACAAGCCATGGGCAATTAGGGCATTTTCGATTACCTTGGGAAGGCATAGTATTTCTATAGGCCCATCGGCTCCCATATAATCCAATGTTTTCCTGTAATCACAAAGTTTAGATGCTACCTCTTCTCTAATTTTCCTCATTTTCTCTTCATATTCAAAATTAGTCTTTACACTGTCGGGATTTTCAATTATTTCTTTGCTTTGATTATTAAATATTTTTTTTGCATCAGGCATAAGGAGGCTCCATGACTGTTAATATAGCAGAAAATAAAGTAGAAAATTCTTTAACACAAGAGAAAGTTGAATCGCCAATAACAAAACAAAAAACCGATACAAATCCAACATCGCAGGAATCATCACAACAAAATAAAGTAACAGAAGAGGCGCAAGAAGATCCAAACTGGAAAGCATTTAGAGAAGCTAGGAAGAAAGATAGGGCTGAAAGGGAAGCTGCAGAGCGGAAAGCATCTGAGAAAGAAGCAGAAGTCGCAGCTCTGCAAGCGGCGATGGAGGCGGCCTTTTCAAAATCTGCACCATCTCCCCAGGCATATCAACAATACTATGGAATAGAGCAGCAGCAAACTGAAGAAACGGAAGATGAACGTATAGAGAAAAAAGTACAAGCAGCACTAGCTGTTAGAGAAATGGCTGCTGAAAAAGCAAGAATAGAAAGAGAGCAAAGAGAATATCCTCTTCGTTTAAATCAAACCTATCCGGACTTTAATCGTATTATATCTCAAGAAAATCTCGACTATCTCGACTACCACTATCCTGAAGTTAGCAGGCCGTTACAAAGACTGCCAGATGGCTATGAGAAGTGGTCAGATATATATCAAGCAATAAAGAAATTCATTCCAAATAATGCCACTTCTAAAAAAGAAGCAGCAAAAGCAGAGGCCAATTTCAACAAGCCAAAATCTATTTCTAGCCAAGGAATTACTCAGCCAGGAGAAGTAGCGGGAGGCGCAAGACTAACCGAAGAAAGGCGGGCAGCTAACTGGGAAAGAATGCAGAAGATCTTAAAAGGAGTTCAGTAATGAACGATTTTCAAACAGTAGCATGTAAAGTCTATTCTATTTTAACAGATCGCCCATTGGCTAGAGATGATGATAAGATTTTATTAGTGGAAATTTGGTGTAAAGAAACTAAAGCAAGAGATGTTTTAGAATTTTTTAATGAGCTTATAAGCGGCTCTCTTTCCCATTTTGAATCTATAAGACGCATGCGACAAAAGATTCAAGAGAAACACCCCGCTCTGCGAGGAGAAAAATGGGACGCACGGCACAATATGGAAGGGACAATTTGCCAACAACTTGACTTTTTTGAAACATGGTAACCATGAGACAAATATTTGTGCATCTTTCGAGATATTATATAGATGATCTTATGAATGACATTCAGAGTAAAATTGAAGAAATGAATCAAGATTCATATTTTATTAAAGATTATAAATTTTCTGGATTAGAAAAAAATGAAGGAAATGCTCATGCAGTTCTTCTATTCGAAGGTAAAAATTGAATAAAAATATTTGTAATTAAAAAAAAGATTTGATAATTTAAAGACAGCAACAAATGCTGGGATGGCGACCTAGCAAAGAGCCTACGCCTCTTTAACGTAAGAATGAAATTAGTTGGTTCATGCCCAACATAAATTTTCAACTTACTAAAGAGGCAATCATGACATTCTCTACAGGTATTACGGGAATTCAGAATATGGGCCCTGAACTTCCAGTTCAGGCTTCTGAAGACCTATTATCAACTCCAATGTTCAACTTGATCCACTCCTTCGGGGTAGATCTACACCACGCCGAAAGTTATATCGGTAAAACAACTCGTATGTCTCGTTTTGAGCGCTTGTCAACAGACGGCGGTCAGCTTGATGGTTCGGGTATCGATCCAGCATCAGAAGTTCCAGTTCGTACCGATATCGATGCGACTATGGAGATCTATGCTAAGTCTATTGTGACTAACGAACAAGTCGTTCTCTGGGAAAATAGCAAGACTCTTACGAAATTTACTGCCCTTTTAGGTCTTTGGCTTCGTGAAAAAGAAGACTTGTTGATGAGAGACTTATTCTCTTCTAGCGTTTCTTATATCAATGCCACCGGGGGCTTGAATGGAGACCAGCCAAGCAATATCAGTTTGAACGATGTAAATAACATCGAAAACATCTTACTTGGCAATGACGCTCGTTCAATGCTAACTAATTTGGAAGCAACTCTTAAATTCGCAACTGGTGGTGTTCGTGATGCGTTTATTGCGCTTGCGAATACAAACTTGGCAGCCGACCTTCAGAAAGTTCAAGGCGTATTGCTGAAGGCAGCATATCCAACTCAAGAAGGCATCCGCCCAGAAGAGTATTGCTCTATCTCTAGATTCCGATTCTTTGTTTCCTCAAAAGCTGCAAAAACCGCAGGGATCTCTTTAAAAGGCAATACTGTCTACACAATTCCTATGTATGGTCTGGAAGCTGCTGCAAAGATTGAGCAGAACAACTACACAGCCGTCATTGGATATCGTCCACCTTGGGTGGTTTCCTCGGTTGCTCAAAACAGCCAACTCTATGCCAAGTTCGCTATCGCTCGTGCGATTACGAACCAAAACTGGATCTCTGGCTTGAACGTAACAACTTTCCAAGCATCATAAGGAGATTATCATGCCGTTTACTATTGTTTCTCAAGGGACCTTTACGCAGCCATCAACAGCTGTTAATCAAATCATCCCACTTCCAAGTGGTGCTGATTATTTTAAGACTTATAATTATACAAAAGCTATTGCTAATGCTCCAACAGGTGCATTTATGGGCGAATGGTTCGGCGGTGGAATTACTGCTGTAAATGATGGGATTAGATGGGGTAAAAATGGATCTACTGCGGTTATTGTAGACAACTTTCAAAACTCTTCTTCGAATCCATCGGCAGGTTTTACTTATGTTACTGCTACTCCTTCTCCTCAGGCAGCTTTAACAGGTACGACAATCACTAAGGCTAGTGCAGCGGTGGCAAGTGTAACTAACACTTACTCCAATGGAGATCAAGTAGTTATTTACAACGCTGTTGGTATGGAGCAGATCTCAGGGATGGTATTTACCATTTCGTCTGTGTCTGGTTCTGCTTTTACATTACTAGGCCTAAACTCGTCAGCATTCGCAACACAAGCAACTGCTTTCACAGTTAGAAGGCTTACACAAAATCCATCAGGAATAGTCACGCCGGTTGCGCCGAGCTCTTTGTTTGTAACAGCGGTCACACAAGCCGTTGGGGCGCAAGTAACAACGTCGCAACAACATAATTTGGTGGTTGGTCAAAAGATTGAGTTTACTGTTCCAGCTTCATTTGGAATGGTTCAGATTAATAACTTTAACCAATCCGGCAGTAAGCCGATAATTGTCGCTTCGATTGTTGATACGTATAACTTTACGATAAACATCGACACGACCAACTATACGGCTTTTGCTTTACCGGCAAGTTCCGGCTCGCCAACCACTCAGCTTTTTGCGACCGTCGCACCAGCTGGTCAGGCAGCAACATTCAATCCTATAACTAACGTGACTACAGGGTACAATTTTACAACTGTTCCTTTTAGATCAGGCGTTTTCGTTCCATATATGCTGGTTCCTACGGGACAATATAGCCCAGGGGGTCAGGCAAATGAGGTCATAATATGGCAGGCCTATAAGATGGAAACGGGTACGATAAATTCCCCAGTTCCTTCATAAGTGTAACGGTTTCCGTAAATATGGGTGGGGGCTGTTTATCCCCACCTTTTTATAGGAGAAATGATGGCAGAAAAATGGATTCAAAAAGCCCTATCAAAAAAGGGCAGTCATGGAAAATTACACAGGAAATTAGGAGTTCCGGAAGGAAAAAAGATACCTGCGGCCAAGATAAAATCGGCCGAGAAAAAGGGCGGCGCATTAGGCAGAGAAGCGCATCTCGCAGAAACATTGAAGAAATTGCGTAAGAAATAATGAGCAATAATTATTTGCCTCCAGTTATCCAAATTCCTAGTTCTTTGGTTATTACAAATATAACCCAATCGTTGCCGATGATCGTGAGCGTGGCAATTGGAAATGATACTACTGAAGCAAATACTTATATAGTAGGAATGGCCGTTAGGCTTTTTGTTCCTGTGACTTATAAGATGATACAGGCCAATGGCTTAGTAGGAACCATAACCGCAATAAATGGCTTGAATTGGACTTTGAATCTCGATTCATCCCAATTTGATGCTTTTACCATTCCTTCGGGAAACGTTGAACAGCCTGCAACAATAGCACCAGCAGGAAGCAGAAATTACCAATATACAAACGGCAGCAGCTTAGCTGTGCCTTTTCAATCACTAAATAATATAGGAAATTAACATATGGCTGCACAATTAACCTTATCAACAGCCTCAGGCGAACTTCACGGCCTGATTAACACATTAACTAATAGCGTTCCTTTTGATGATTTCAAGAATTTCAAGCCGGAACATAAAAAAGAAATGGAAAAAAGAAAAAAAGAAGATGCGAAATTAGTTAAGGCTGAATACATGAATTCCAGAGGAAGACATGAGCGACTTACTATGCCTTTTACATTGGGAAGTGGCGAGCCA